AGATTCGGTTGGTTTGCAAAACATATTAGAAAAACAAAACCAGATTATGTCGTTCAGATAGGCGACTTTGCAACTTTTGATAGTTGTACACATTACATTCGTGATGATAGTTATACTGCAAAGATAGATAAACCTATTTTTATGAAAGACATTGAATCTCTTGATTCAGCTATGGAAGAATTTCAATACCATTTAAAAGATTTTAAAATTAAAAAATATTTAACTTTAGGAAACCACGAAAGACGAATGTGGAGAAAGGAAGATTCCAATCCAAGTTTTTATGGTATGTGTCAAAAAGAATTTTTTGGTACTTGTAAAAAGTATGATTGGGAAGTGATACCTTATGGAAAATATTTAATGTTAGGTGGTGTAGGTTTTATACACGCACCAATAAATCCAATGGGTAAAGAATATGGTGGTGAAGCAAGTGAAAGACAAGTCGCTAATAAATCAAAGATAGATATTGTGTTTGGTCATAGTCATAGAGCACAAGACAATAGAGTTTCAAAAATTAGTCCAATTAAAAATGATTTTACAAGAATAATAAATGTTGGTTGTGCTTTACCTTATAATCATATTGAAAGTTATGCCAAACATTCATTAACTGGTTGGACATATCAAATATGTGAATTAAAAATTTGGGATAATCATATACAAGAAGTTAATAATATTTCTATGCAAACTTTGGAGAGAGATTATGGGAAGAAAAAGTCTTGATGAACTTTACGAAGAAGTAGATAGAGAAACAGAACTTGAATGTTATGATAGAGAAGATTTAAAACTTAAAGATCAAGACCCATACGCAATAGTTGGTAGATCAGCTACAAGTGGAAATATACTTTTAAAAACTGGCGACGAATTAGGTTATGATGTTGTTATTAGTTTAACTTTTCCACAAGCTATGAAATTAATAAAAGATTTAACATTAGCAGTAATTGATAAGTACACAAGATGAATTTAATAAATCCTGAACTAAAGTTTATTAAATACAGAAGAAAAAAAATTAAAATTACATATAAAGATTTAGTAGATTGTTATGGATTGTATGATCCTAATAAACAAATTTTATATCTAGATCAAAATATGAAACACGAAAGATTATTTAATACAATATTACACGAATTATTTCATGTAATATGCCATCAAGAAAACATAGATGTAAATAAGAG